AGAACGGAAACTGGTATCTCGGGACGACTGACACGGGAAAGCCTTCGCGCGGCGAAAAAGGAGAAAAGGGAGACAAAGGCGAAAAAGGCGACAAGGGCGAGCCCGGCGCGGACGGAACGCCGGGACGGGACGGTACGGACGGTCAGGACGGCGCACAGGGTCCGGCAGGTGCAGACGGCGCTCCGGGACAGGACGGCACGACCTTTACGCCCTCAGTATCCGCAGATGGCATTCTTAGTTGGTCGAACGATGATGGAAAACCGAATCCAACTAGTGTAAACATCAAAGGACCTGCAGGAGAAGCTGGACCGGGTTCGGAGTTGTTCTATGTCGGCTGCGGCATTCATTCTGAGAATACCTATGATCAAAGTGTCACGCACACCAAGACATATGACGAAATCCTTGCAGCTTATAAGGCTGGGAAAGCGTGTTATGCAAGAGTGAAACTCTTTGGGGCATACAATACGAACCTCCTGCTTCTTCCGCTTGCGGAAGTGGATGAAGCGTTTGGGTATGTCAATTTTGCATTGACAAAGATGACGCAGGGCGATACGTCGGAAGAACTGATGATTTATTACGTCCATATTGACTCGGATGGCAATGCAGAAGGCTACTGGGGTACACGGTATACGCTATCCGGCAGCGAGAAATTCCTGCCGAGCGTCACAGCGGCTGATAATGGGAAGTTTATGTGCGTTGCGAACGGGGCGTGGAGCGCCGTCACGGTGCCGGATGCGGAAGGAGGGTCTTACTGATGTCACGATGTATGACGGACACGGATAATCTGACTGCAGTTGCCGACGCGATCCGCACCAAAGGCGGCACGTCCGCGCAGCTGGTCTATCCGGCAGGGTTCGTTTCCGCGATTCAGGCAATTCAGACCGGCGTCACGCCGAAGTTGGTCGTGACCACCTCTGCGGGGGCGGCTGTCACAGCGATAAAAGGCTCAAAAACAGTCAGCGGAACTGCCGGAACAGACGGAACATGCACGCTGGAAATCCCGGAGGCGGGAGAATGGAGTGTAACGTCAACAGCAAACGGACTGAGCGACACGCAGAGCATCGTGATCGGAACGCAGAGCATGTCGCTGTTTTCGGTCGATCCGGTTTTTGCAAACAACTCCTGGGCGGGCGTTGTAACGGCCTGCCGCAGAGGGAACGTGCCGTCCACATGGGTCGTAGGCGACAGCATGCCCATGACGATCGGTGGTACAGACTATCAAGTTGATATCATCGGAAAGAGTCATGACGACTATTACGACGGCTCAGGCAAGGCTCCGCTGACGTTCCAGTTACATGACTGCTACGGTACGGGGTACGGCATGAATGACACAGAAACGGTCGTAGGCGGCTGGAAGAGCAGTAAAATGCGGACAGAGTATCTGCCGTCCATTCTGGCGCTTATGCCGGAGAACGTTAAAAACGGCGTCCGGGAGGTCAGCAAGAAGAACGCAGCAACAGCATCTTCTATTGTAACCTCGGCGGACAAACTGTTTCTGCTCTCGGAAATTGAGATTTTCGGCAGCCGGGTCGTATCCGCTGCAGGCGAGGGAACGCAGTACAGCTATTATGCGAATGGTAATATGTCTGGCGGAAAAAAGGTGAAGACGATGAACGGCGCTGCCGCGACGTGGTGGCAGCGGTCACAGAACTTTGCAGGCGCAGGCGGCTTCGGCTTTGTCGGACAGCAGGGCGGCACAAACGGCGGCGATATTACAAATCTGTACGGCGTGAGTTTCGCATTCTGCTTTTAAGGAGGAGATCGTATTATTTATAAAACAAACAGAAGGGAGAAAACCAATGACAACAGAAGAGCGCGTGACCGAGGTGGAGCAGCGGGCGAAAAGCAACTCGCACCGCATTGACGAAATGCAGTCCGACCTCAAAAACCTCACAGAACTCACAGCCAGCGTCAAGGTGCTGGCGACCAAGCAGGAGAACGTCGAATCCGACGTCCGGGAGATCAAGACCGACGTTAAGGCCCTGACGGAGAAGCCCGGAAAACGCTGGGACGCCATCGTCGCGGCGGTCGTGACGGCCATTGTCGCGGGCCTCGTCGGCTGGGCGCTGGCCCATGCGGGACTGGGCTGATATGCGGACGAAGGGCAAGTGGAGCAAGGGCGAAATGGCGCGAACCATTGTTGTGTATCTGCTCCAGCTCATCACGACGGTAATTGTCTGGGCCTGCGCTCTGAAAACCGTCGCCGTCCTTATTGCAGTCATCCGCAGCCCGGAGCTCGGCGCGTCGGTCGACCTGTCCGACGTACTCGGCTTTACCGGCTGGGCAACCATCACAGAGCTTGGCCTGCTTGCCTTCAAGCGGGTTTTTGCGAAAAAGAATGATCCGGTAGAATAACGAAAGGGGTACACAATATGTATAAGCGAGTGAATTTTGAACCGATGGATAAACACCTGTCGGAAAGCATTCGGGGGAAGCTTGAAGAAGCGGAAGCGCTCATCATGCAGCTCCCGGCGGGAAGGAATAGAAGTATCGCCCTGACAAAGTTGGAGGATACAATGCTTCGTGCGAACCTCGCAATCTCTGACGCGGTTGCGACGAGAAGCGAAAGCGAAACAAAGGACTGAAAGGAGCATACATATGGACTACACACAGATCATCTCGGCAGTGATCGCGCTCATCAGTGCGCTCGTCTCGGCATTTTTGATCCCGTGGCTCAAAACCAAGATCGACGCGGACAAGCTGCAAACGCTCCGCACTTACGTTGAGATCGGCGTAAAGGCGGCGGAACAGCTGTACACCGCGACGGACGGCGCGGCGAAAAAGGCGTATGTTGTGAACTTCCTCGCCGAGAAGGGCATTCAATTTGATGTGGAAACGATCGATAAGCTGATCGAGGCCGCCGTGCTGCAGCTGCACCACGAGCTGTACGGGAGTGAGCGGGCATGAGCGTTATGAAAGCCTCCGAGCTCGTCAGGCGGCACATCGACGTCGCGAAGAATTACAGGACCGTTTACATGTGGGGCTGCTTCGGCTCTCCCGTCACAAACGACATTATCACGGAAAAGGCGAACCAGTACCCGGACTGGTACGACGCCGCAAAGCAGGCCAGATTCCGCGGCCTGATCGGGAAGGGCTACTTTGGCTTTGATTGCGTGAACCTCACAAAGGGTATCCTGTGGGGCTGGAAGGGCGACAAGAACGCCTACCACGGCGGCGCGCGCTACGCCGGGAACGCTGTCCCGGACGTGTCCGCCGACGGCATGATCGCGAAGTGCAGGGACGTATCCGCGTCCGGCTGGAACAAGCTCGTGCCAGGCGAAGGTCTCTGGATGCCCGGTCACTGGGGCATGTACATCGGCGACGGCCTCGCGGTCGAGTGCACGCCTGCCTGGAAGAACGGCGCACAGATCACCGCTGTCCTGAACATCGGCTCCAAGAGCGGGTACAACGCCCGCAGATGGGAGAAGCACGGGAAGCTCCCGTGGGTCGAGTACGACACGGAAACCGTCAGCAAGGCCGTCGAGGAGGCCAAGGAGACCATCAAGGCGAAAGCCGGGCTGGCAGACAGCACGATCAAGTATCTTGCCGATTACAAATACGGCGACGACCTCCTGAAAAAGCTGGCTGCGGCGATGAAGTAAGCTCCGCCTGGACGGCGGACCGAAGGGAGTGACGAAAGCATAACTGCGCGGCTGGCTCTGCCGAAGGAGCTGGAAAACCTCACGCGCAGCGACTGGGAGCGCGTCACTGACGAGGGCTTATTGGATGAAATCGATCAGCAGATCGTGAAGCTTTATATCGTGCGCAGGCTCCCGCAGATGGACGCCGCCGCCGAGATCGGCGTCGACCGCAAAACCATCTCCCGCCGCCTGCCGCACATCTACAATATCGCCCGCCGTCTGGTAGGGAAAACAGACAAAGAGAAAGCGCCATGAGCAACGGCTCATGGCGCTTTTTCTATGCCCACATGTCCCACAAATGGTACACAAATGGTACACAAATGCCCCCCAGCGGGGACGGGGAAACGCTAGAATGGTAGCAGAAAGGGGCGATACCGCATGGCGTACAACCCGTACACGGGCCGCTGGGAGATGGACGGCGCGCAGCAGATCCAGCTGCAGCCCATGCCGCGGCCGCAGGGCCCGCAGCTGCCGCCGCAGCCGCCGAAGCTCGGCGTGCTGACCGTGGCCAGCGAGGCCAGCATCAACAACCTGCAGATGCAGCCGAACGACAACGCGCTCGCGCTGCACGAGACCGAGAACCTGCTGTACTACATCCGCACGGACAGCATGGCGGCCAAGACCATCGCGCGGTTCCGGATCTTCCCGGAGCCGACAGAAGAGGAAAAGGCGGCAAACCAGCTGCAGGAGCAGCTGAAACAGATCACGGCCGGCCTGCAGAGCATGGCCGGGAAAATCGAAGAACTGGAGGGAAAGCTCAATGCAAAATCCGATTATGGCCCTGATGGGCGGAAACGGCGGGGGAAACAAGCTGCTGAACGGTCTGCTGCAGACAGCGAAGACGACGCTGCAGGGGCAGAGCCCGCAGATGGTGCTTAGCTTCCTGGCCTCGCAGCCAGGCTTTGAGGCGTGGTTCGAGGCAAACAAAAACAAGACGGTCGGCGAGCTCGTCGGCCAGATCGGCAAGTGATACCGCGCGAAAGCGCCTATCAAATTTCATTCCACCCAGAAAGGAGGGAAAACCATGGATAAGGATTATGGCTTCGGCGGATGGGGCATTGTCATCCTGATCGCGCTGTTCTTCCTGCTCTTCGCGGGCAGAGGCTTCGGCGGCAGCGGCGAGAGTGCCCCGGCGACGCAGGCCGACGTACAGCGTGCAACGGACTTTGCGGCTCTGGAGCGCCAGAACAACGAGGGCGTGGCCGCAACGCGTCAGGGCGCGTACGACGTCACAAGCGCCGTCAAGGACAACGCCTACAACATCCTCGGCGAGCTGCGCGATTTGCAGTCCGTCACGGAGAGCGGCATCTCTGTGCAGCAGAAGTGCTGCTGCGACATTCTCCGCGCGATCGACGGCGTCAACTACAACGCCAGCATCAACGCGTGCGAGATCAAGACGGCCATCCACGCCGAGGGCGAGGCGACCCGGACGCTCCTGCAGCAGCAGGAGAACCAGCGTCTGCGCGACGAGCTCGCGCAGAGCAGAGCCGCGAACAACGACTACATGCAGTCGCAGTACATCCTCGGCCAGCTGGGCCGGTACTACCAGAACCCGCCCTGCAATCCGTGCGGCTGCGGCGGCTGACGCGGACCCATCCTGATATAGCTATCCGGGGCATAATGCCCCTTCACATAAGCCCAAACGGAAGGAGTAATTAAAATGGCTTGTAATAACGGCAATGGAAATCGGGCGTATCAAAAATCCTGCGTCCGATATTTTAATAACGCGCCCCAACTGCTCGCGGCAGACAGCGAAAACGTGCTGACGCTGGCCGGGGCAAAGGTCGTCAATTCCGGTTCGTCCATCCAGGTCGAGCCGCAGAGCTACGACACGGTCAAGATCGGCCTGTATCATCTGGCCGCAGATGCGGTCATCGCGGCGACGGCCGCGGGCGTCCTGACCCTGCAGTGGTACATGGACGGCGTCGCGCTGCCCTGCACGCTCAAGCGCGTCACGCTGCCGGCATCCGGCAATGCGGAGATCCACACGGAGACGGATCTGGAGCTGTCCGGGTGCTGCTGCTGCGTCAACCATACATTCACGCTCGTGGCGACGACCGACAGCACGGCCGCAGGCTCCGTGATCGAGCTTTGCACGGGGCTGCTCAAGCTCGCATGAGGTGCTATCATGCAGGAGTATAAAGACAAACTCCACGTCGCGCTGCGGGAGATCGCGGAGTGCCCGGTGTCCATGCGTACGGTCGAGCAGGCCGCAGCAGTCACAGATCTGCTGTGCCGGCTGGATAAGCTCGAGGACCACGACGAGCCGGAGACGGTCGAGTTTGACCGCGCGACCGCCATGCAGTGGGCGGCAGCCATGCGCAACGCCGACGGCACGACCGGCCCGCACTGGTCGATGGATCAGACCAGCGCCATCGCCGACGGCATGGGTGTCCAGGAAACCAATATCCCACGCTGGGCGTGGGGCGTGACCATGAACATGATGTACTCGGACTACTACCCCGTCGCCGTAGAATTCGGACTCAACCGCCCGGAGTTCTACGCTGCTCTGGCAAAGGCGTTTCTGCTCGACAAGGACGGCCCGGGGCCGGAACAGAAGCTCATGGCGTATTATGAGCATATCGCAAGGAGCTGAGAACACAGAAAAGGGACTGGACACAGAATAAACACAGTTTGCAAATTAACATTGAAAATACAGTGTATTTTCAGAGTTCGAGTCTCTTCAGGTCCACCAAAGATAAAGACGCAGGAATTTAAATTCCTGCGTCTTATTTTTTATCTTTTTGGATGGAATAGCATTAAAAAACGGATTATTCATGCGGGAACAAAACTTTCTGCGAGAATTGCAAGGTAGCAAGACATAGCATATCCTAGCACGAAAATACACGGGTATGAACACAGTAACCGACACAGTAAAAGGGACAATTAAAAGGCCGCGTCCATCTGGGCGGCGAATTTATCAATGCGGGTATCGAGGATGTCGGTGTAGATATCCATGGTGGTGGAAAGCTGCGCGTGGCCGAGGAATTTTTGAGCGAGTTTGAAGTCCACACCGGCCTCGTAGAGCGCGGTCGCGTAGCCGTGGCGGATCTCGTGCGGGGAGACGGTGACGCCGGTGCGCTTGCGGTAGGCTTCAAATTGATCGGTGACGTACCAGCCGGGAAGTGGGCTTTTCCCGCCATCGTTTGAAAAGATATAGCCGTGCTCTTTTTGTGGGAGTACAGCAGCCAGCGCGGGGAGTAACGGGACAGAGCGGATACCGGCAGCGGTCTTCGGCTCTTTAATCTGAGGCGTCGGGCCGGTATGGTAGACGCTGCGGCGGATGTAGATCCGGCCCATTTCCCGGTCGATGTCCTCATAGCGCAGACCCTCGGCCTCGCCGCGGCGGCAGCCGGTATAATAGATCAGGAAGGCAAACAGGCCGAAGTCGTCGTTTAGGTTGTCCTTGATCTTCTGGATCTGATCTGCGGGCGGCGCATGGCGGCGCTTCTGCGGGAGATTTTTCGGGAGAAGGACGGCTTGCGCAGCGTTAAAAGAGACGTGCCCTTCGCGCTGGGCTTTGTTCAGGATCTGCCGGATGATCTGGCGCTGGGTGATAACGGTCTTTTTTGCGTGGGTCTTGGCAAACTGGTTGATGTACGTCTCAATCTCTTTGCTTGTGATCGTGGCGACATCCTCCGGGCCAAACTGCGCGACAGCGCGCTCATAGGCAGGGGAATAATTGCGCAGGGAATTCGGCGCAAGCGTTGGCTCGATCTCGTTCCACCAGGCGTGGGCGACGTCGGAGAACGGGACGGTCTTTGGCTTCTCGGCTTCAGCGCGGTATGCCTTGATCTTATTCCAGACCTCGCGGTCCGTCTTGCCGCGAAACGCTTTGCGCTTGCCGTTGACTGTGATGATGGATTCATGCAGGCCGTCCGGCCTGACATAGTATTTGGGAATTGGCATCGTAAAACCTCCAAGAATACCGCTCCGGCTGATCGGGCCGGGGCGGTAATTTTCATGTGCGGATCCAGCCGATCGATGGGATGAGCGCGTCGGCCACAAGCGCAAGGGCGCACAGCAAAAGAATACCCAAGAGGATGAGCGTCACAAGCCGGTGCATGTGCAGGGACTTCTGCTGCTGGGCAAACTGCGCACGAAGGGCCGCGTTCTCGGCGAGGAGTTTTTCAGCATCGGAAGACTCGGCAGGCTCGGCAGGCGGGACGCCGAAATGCTCATCCATTGATACGCCGAGGGATGCGCAAATCGGGCCGACGGTATCAATGTAAGGCTTCGTAGTCTCGCCGCGCAGGAATTGGCTGACGGCATTGACGGATACGCCGGATTCGTCAGCGATATCCTGATTCGTCTTATGCGGCTGCATGGTGTCCTTTGCTTCGCGGCATGTTTCCCACAATTTTTCTGACAAAAACCATCCCTCCATATATAAAAACCACACCTGTGGCAGTAAGATTTCAGAAAAACCTACGCTGAAAACCAAACCGACAGGTTTACAAACCCAACCGGCGTATGCCATGCTTCAGATACAGACGGCTCCCGGTCGCCTGCGCAAGCAAAAGCCCGCGCCGTTGTTCGGCCAGCGGCGCGGGTGACGCCTACCTATATCTTACAACTTTCGGGAGGCGCGAACAAGAGGCAAAGATTAACAAAAAATGAACGGGAATTTTGTGGAGAAATGGAGACGGGAATGGAAAAGACGATGGAACAGATTGAAAACATTTTAGAGCGGGCCACACTGGATCAGCTGAAAATCATCCTGCGATTCCTGCGGAACATCATAAAATAAGCGCCGGAACGGGAAATCGTTCCGGCGGGGAATTATTCGACAGGGAAAGGGTTGCCGCAGGAGCGCAGACCGTCGATGTGCTCAAACAGATCGTCTTTTACAGACTGTTCGAGCGGGTCGAGAACGACATCGACGCCTTCACGCCGGGCGAGTTTGGAGGCAGGGACAAAATCACTGTCACCGGCGATCAGGACGATCTGGTCGACCTGATGCTTAAAGGAAAGGGACGCCATGTCGATGCCGATTTTCATATCCACGCCTTTTTGCCGGATGGAAAGCTCAAAGTCCTGCGGCGTGAATTCGGCGGGCGAAATAGTGCCGGAGCAAAGTTTTTTGACGGTATCATAGCAGAGCGAGTACACGGTGTTGCTGTCATCCAGTTTGCCGAGGCGAAGCGCGAATTTCCTCTTTGTCTTCAGACAAGCGAGAAATTCGCACATCCAGGCATATTCCGGGGTCGCACCAAGATTTATGGTATGCTTGTAAAGCGGATGGTAAACCTGTTTGTTTACCGGAGGGCAGTCATAGTAAAAGATGCGATACAGGTCGTGGCGGATATTGTGCTCACGAAGATGCCGCTTGCAGTATGTAGCCAGAGCGTCAGCAGTAACTTCCGGCGAATGCTCACCCCAAAGGAATTTGGAGCGCTTGCGGAAGAATCCGCCATCAACGAGAATCGCAGTTTTAGACATAATACCCCTCCATTAACGATCAAAAGCCCTTGGATCTGGCACTCCCCTGATCGTGGGGGGTCAATTCCAAAGGCTTGATTCGCAGCTTTCGCTGTGTCTATAGTATATGCCGCGGCGGACAAAATGTAAACCCGGAATGTTGCACGAAAAAATGCACAAAAATTTGAGGAAAATACAGAATTTTATAGAGCCGCGTTACTTCATGGAAGAATCGTAAGGCATGTGCTTGGAACCGTCATCATATCCGTTGAAGTATCCGTGCCTGTATGATTCTTCGTCCTTGCCGGAAAGACGCTTCATGAGAAGACGCTCAACCAAGCCCATCAGAAGCAGCGTTGCAGGGAAAGCAAGGATGCTGAGGATGATTGTGAGAATAAAAACGAGGAAACCCGAAACGGTTTTATTATCTGGATCTTTGCACATGCGCCAATGATTCAATAGAGCAGCAACCACATAGATAAGCAAGGAAGCACCGAGATACATAAGCCAATAGCGGAAACTCAAAATACCACCCCCTACCAGAATACAAAAATAAACGGAGACGGTCAAGCGTCTCCGTTTAATTTTTTTACGAAATTTTCAATTTCACTCCATTTTTCCGGCGGGAGCGCCATCAGGAGGGAGAGAAAGCGCTTGCGGAAGGAATCGTCGGCGTCGGACATGATATCTGTGACCAGCAGGGCCAGCTCCTCATTCGCGCTGCGCTGCACATACATTTCCCCTTCGCCGTCTTCGAGCCAGGCGAGGGAGACGTTGAATTCCCGGCAGATATCCGAGACCGTGCGCTCGGTTGGGACATTGATACCGGAACATATTTTAGAAATATGGGATTGCGCAAGATGGATACGCTCGGCGAATTTGGACTGCGTCAGGCCCTGATCCTTGATTAGGAATGCGATTCGCTCATTGATCGTGCTCATCAAATCACCTTCTTTCTGGCATTACGTTATCACAGCACGGAATAAATGTCAATCAAAAAATATGGAAAAAGAATAAAATAATGCTTGACAATATGGAGAATCCATGCTACGGTATGGGCAAGGAATAAACCAAGCGAGGTGAGATCAATGTCAGAGGAGCAGAAGCAGCAGGCCGAGAAGATCTCGGCGGAAATCAACAAGCTTACACCGGAAATGCGTGAGAAGGCGCTGATCTTTATGCAGGGCATGGCTGCTATGGTGCAGCCGGCGAAGAGCGAGAAGAAGGAGGCGTGAGGGGATGCCGAGAGAGCTGGAAGGATACCGGCCGCAGCTGGAGCTGCTGACGGATATGTTCCCGGGGCGCGCGGCCATCGGAATCACGGAATGCCAGGCGGCGCTGGGGATCGACCGGCGGACGCTGCTGGCCGACCGCCGCTTCCCGGCCCGGCACATCGGGAACAAGTACACGGTGTCACTCACGGAGCTGGCGCGATGGATGGTGCAGAGATAGGAGGCTGAGCCATGGCGAAGGTAAAGACCTACACCCTCACATTGAGCGGGCAGGAGCTGCATGATCTGATCGAGGCGGCGCTGGTCTGCGAGTGCCAGGCGGCGCAGATCATCGGCGGGCTCAAGCGCAAGGGGCTGGATCTGGACGCGCAGAAGCTCGTGACACAAAACGCCCGTCTGGCGCGGCTCGTCAGGCGGATGCAGGAAGCAAAGGAGGATAAGCGGAATGCGGAAACTGATTCTCAGCGGAGACGATTGGTTTGAGCTGAAGCACACGCTGGAGCTGCTTGTGATCGCAACCCACAATGAGGCCGAAGCGCTCGCCGCAGCCAAATTTGAGAACGAGGAAATGACCGAACGGGCTGCGCACCTCGCAAAGTGCGACCGGGAAAAGGTGAAGAAATACAAGCGGCTTCTGGCGCTGGTGAAATCGGCAGAACGGATGCCGGATACGAAGGAGGACGCAGAATGAGAACGAATCTTGCAGAGCGGCTCGGGTATGAGCCGGAGGAATCGACCGAGGAGCGGCAGGCGCGGCTCCGGGAGGCATACCAGACGCGCAAGGCCATGCGGCGGCTGGCGCGGCTTGGGTGCTGCTGGCTGTCGGGCGTGGCGTTCGCGCTGTGCATCATTGCGGGCTGCGCCCACGCGGCGGAGATCGCCGCCGTCCTCGGCGGCGTGTCGCTGACGACGTTTTTGACGGGGATCTGGCTGTGACGGAGCAAAAGATTCCGGTCAGCTTCCGCCCTGACCAGCTGGCGGACGTGATCGAGGCGGTGAACGCCTACGCGGACGATCTCAAGAATGATCGGGCGCTCCTGTGCGAAATGCCGCGCGTCGATCATGAGACAACCGACGAACTGCTCAAACAGGAGACGCGGCTGCAAAAGCTGGCGTACTGGCTCCAGTGCGTGCAGGATGAAGCGCTATGACGGCGCAGATCTACGCGCCGCGTATGCGGCAGATCCCGCCGCCGTGCGCGAAGGACTGCCCGGGACGCGAGGCCGGATGCAGCACACGCTGCTGCAGCTGGACGCTCTATGAGAGCATCCGGAACCACATCTACGACATCAACCACCGGGCAAAACTCAGCCTGGAGCCGGACAGAGCCGCCATCCGGCAGATCGAGCGGGCGGCAAACAAAGACAGGAGGGGCAAGATCTATGCGGCAAAATAGCATCGACTACCCGGGCGAGCGGCCCGCGAGGCGCGCGGATATCGTCGAGCAGCCGGGATATACCGGCAAGCATTATTTCGTGGTGAATTACGCGGGGCGCCAGCTGACGGTACACGCCGCGGACGAAACGGCGGCCATGTTCTGGGCGGCCAAGCGCTGGGGCTACAGCTTCAAGCGGCCGGAATACCACCAGACGGCCAGCGTGGCCAAGCTCGGATATCAGCCGGACAACAGGCAGGGGGCGCTGGTATGAGGTTTGTGTGTGACGCCTGCCAGGATATCACGAACATTGAGGCCGACCGGATGGAGATCCAGGGCGACAAGCTGATGGTGTACAGCCGCGGGCGGCTGGTCTACGTTGCGGATCTGGGGCAGATCATGCTGGCCAAGCTGACGCCGGGGAGGGAGGAGGCAAGATGATCGCCCGCGTATTCCCACGTAAAACGGCCATGTCGCCGACGGATACGCTCGCATTCTTCGGCCAGCCGACAATCGAAAATATCGCCGACTGCATCAAGGCGGGCGTGACAGAGGTACATATCTCCGTAACGTTTACATGGGATCTCGAAAAGGCCGAAGATCTGTACTACGCATGGCAGATCCTCGGCGTTCCGGTGGAGGTAGGCGGCCCGGCATTTGATGATCGCATGGGAGACTTTACGCCTGGGCTGTATCTGCGGGACGGAATGATCTTCACCTCGCGCGGTTGCACAAAGGATTGCTGGTTCTGCTCCGTGCCGCGCTGCGCGCACGGGGAAATCAAAGAGCTGCCGATCATGGACGGCTGGAATATCCTCGACGACAACATCCTCGCCACGTCGGAGCAGCATTTCCGAGCTGTCTGCGCCATGCTCAAGCGGCAGAAGCACCCGGCAGTATTCTCGGGCGGACTGGAACCGGCGCTGCTCCAGCAGTGGCAGGCGGGTTTGCTGCACGAGGTAAACCCAGCACGGATTTATACAGCCTATGACACAAAGGACGATCTGGAACCGCTCATCGAAATGGGCAGGAAACTGCGGGCAGCAGGTTTCCGCCCGGCACGACACGCCATGTGCTGCTATGTGCTGTGCGGCTACGACGGAGATAGCTTTGAGGATGCTGAAAAGCGTCTGACCCAGACCATGCAAGCGGGATTTGTGCCGTATGCCATGCTGTTTCGCGGAGAGGACGGAAAGTACGATCCGGAATGGCGGAGATTCCAACGCGAATGGTGCCGCCCGATTATCACGGGAAAGAAATTTAATGAGTATTGGAGAGGAAAACCATGACAGGCAAGGAAATCGTGCAGTCGCTGCGGCAATGCGCCAAAAGTGACTGCTCAAGTTGTGGGATGTGCCCGATTTTCCCAGATAGGGAGTGCGTCGAGCATTTAGCCGCCGCGGCCGCCAGTCTGATCGAGCGCCTGACCGCCGAGAACGCGGCGCTGCGGGAGAAGGTGCCGCAGTGGATCAGCGTGGAGGAGAAGCTGCCAGCAGATTATATTAAGCGATACCTTATCGCTTTTAAGGACGCAGGCGGAAGCATCGTGGATGCGGCTCGGTATATTCCGGGGCTCGGTTGGGAGTGTCGCAACTGGGAGGTTCCGCAGGGTTTGATTACCGACTGGATGCCGCTGCCGGGAGCACCGGAGAAAGGAGACAAGGCATGAGATTTGTTTGCGATTGCTGCCACGATCTGACGAACATCGAGGCCGACCGGATGGAGATCCAGGGCGAGAAGCTGATGGTGTACAGCCGCGGCGCCATGCTGGAATGGGCGTGGTGCCAGCACGTTGGGAAACAGACCTGTTTCGACCTGGCGGCGTTTGGAGGTGCAAAAGCGGAATGAAATGGCATATTGCAAGTGTCAGCTGGGGCAAGGACAGCCTGGCCATGCTCCTAATGCTGATTGCCAAGGGCTACCCGCTGAATGAGGTGGTTTTCTACGATACCGGAATGGAGTTTGAGGCGATTTACCACACACGGGATCAAATGCTACCCAGCCTGGAGCAGCTGGGGATCAAGTACACTAGACTGGAGCCGGAAAACCCGTTCCTGTTTGATATGCTGGAAAGGCCGGTTTGCAGTAAGCAGAAAGGCACACACCAAGGTTATGGCTGGTGTGGCGGCCTCTGCCGCTGGGGAACCACGGGGAAGCTGAAAGCCATAGACAGGTACGCGGAGGCGCGGGACGCTATGGTTTACGTTGGCATAGCTGCCGACGAAACGCCGCGACTGGAAAAAGAACGGAAGCCGTATAAACTGCACCCGCTGGCGGAGTGGGGCATGCCGGAAGCCGACGCCATGGCATATTGCTATGAAAACGGGTTTTCGTGGCTGGAGGGCACGATCCGCCTTTATGACGTGCTGGACCGTGTTTCGTGCTGGTGCTGCTGCAACAAGAACCTGCGGGAACTGCGGAATATGTATATTTACCTGCCGGAATACTGGGAGCGCCTGAAAGACCTGCAACGGAAAATAGACAGGCCAATGAAAGGCTATTACAAAGGCAAGCCGCGCGGCGTGTTTGAACTGGAACAACGGTTCCGCGCAGAATTGGAACAGGAGGCAAGAGCATGTGAAGTCCACGCCGACGCGGACAAAGGAGTATCTGCGCAACCGGAAATTCATGCGATCAAAATTTGGAATCGACATACAGGAGATTTAAACATGCCGGAAGAAAAAAACGAGAGCAGCCCGCACGCAGGGTGCGGCCTGCCGAAAGGCGGAAACGCCTGCCAGTACGCAAAACTCGCACCGGATTTCTGCGAACGGTGCGGCTGGAATCCGGAGGAGCAGGCGCGGCGCAAGGCGCTGCCGTTCAAAAAGAGCGAGGACGGCCTGCTGCACAAGGATATCAGCACCAAGGAATAGGCAATCAGCCGGGGAACCTTATTTTTTGGACATATGCCGCAGCCGCTTTGCCTTGAGACGGCTGCGGGGGGAACTTTCCTCGGCTTTGCACCCGGCGCACGGTAAAACCCTCAAGCCCGTGCGCCGGGGATAAAAAAAGCGCGTGTGGGACGTGCGCGCGAACGGAACCAGTCAACGTTACCCCACCGTCGGGTCGGCATCGCCTGACGGCATCGCTTGCCTCCTTTTTTATAAGCCGCCTGATGGCAGTCAAGGGCGGCTCGCCCGGAAATGCGCAGCGTCTGACAAGCGAGCGCGGCGCGCCGGTGCGCAGACGGTGAAAGCCCGTCCTGCCTACGGGGGCCGGAATACCGGCCCCCAGACGAAAGGATGAACGCAATGAAACAGGAATTAATTAAGCTGACCTGCCCGCAGTGCGGGAAGGAATTTTACCGGACGCCGAGCTATCTGCGGCAGTACAGAACATACAAGCCGTGCTGCTCACCGAAATGCAGGAACGCAAACATCAAAGCAGTGCGGGCCGAAGGACACATACAATGCGGAGAGCGCATGCGCGCCGAAAACGGCGAGCTCCGCCTGCCGCACAGCCGGGTAAACATCCGCATCACAAAGCCGGTAGAAATCTACCCGGAGCTGAGCCCGGCCGTCGGGCGGATCTACCCGGCGGAAAGATACAGCCCGCCAACAAGCACGAAGCGGCACGGCTATGTGATCCAGTCCGGCGGCAAACGCATCAATATCCGCGCCGATGAGTGCGTGGAAGTGTGAAAGGAGCATTAAAATGGCAGAAATCATGGGAACTTTTGCGCACGACCTCGACAATTTTGTCGCGTACTACGAAAAGCTGAATTGGGATACCAGCTTCCGGGGCGAGGCATACCCGCCGCGCATCGTCATGGAGCAGTCCACGCCGCCGCTCTTCGAGGTGGGGGCGGACGGCGCAAAGACGCTGGTGCCTAATCCGACGATTCAGATTATTGGCCGCCCGGAGACTGAAGTTATTACGACCGGCAAGCTGCAGATCAGCAAGAAGGATTTTACAAATCTGTGCAACCGCGCATCCGCGCTGCTGGAACTGTTCTTGCACGGGTTTATGCAGGAGCGCAAGGAAATGGAGGCGGCGCAGGAATGACAGACACAAAAAACATCTATTGGTCTGCGATTGAGACATTTGGCTATGATTTGCAGATTGCGGTTGCAATAGAAGAAATGGCAGCGCTGACAAAGGAGCTGTGCAAGGCACAGCGGGTGACGTTTGCAGGCCGCGGCGGGCTTGGGGACGGACTGATTGACAACTATGACGAGATCGCCGAGGAGATCGCGGACGTGCAGATCGTACTGGATGAAATGATGTGGGCGTTCGGTGTAGCGGCAGAGGTACAGCACGCCAGAAAGCAAAAGCTCGCACGGCTGGAAATGCGGATCGAGAAGGCAAGAGAGGCGCGCGGGGATAATCGTGAGCATACCGCAAATTGGGAAGCGCTGGACCCGAAAGGGAATCCATGGTATGCAAAGCTGAATGGGCCGGGGCCAGATCCAAAAGGAGCACGAGGCGCGTGGGGGCACTGCCCGAAATGCGGGGCATCAGATTGCGAATGGGACGCTGAGACAGACGTATGCACATGCAAGGCGTGCGGATACACGAACTGACCGTTGAAACTGTGGCCGGAATCTCCGGCCACGCTTTGAGCGGGCAGAACAGGAGGGATCGCTATGAACATTGCGTATAACATGGACTGCATGGAGTATATGCGGACGCTGCCAGATAAGGCGTTTGATCTCGCGGTGGTAGATCCGCCATACGGGATCGAGAAAGGGTTTAAAGATACAAGCCGCATTGCGAAATACGGGCAAATGCAGACAGTAAACGACGCAAAGCCGTCCGCCGCGTACTTTGCAGAGCTGCGCAGAATCAGCAAAAATCAGATCATTTGGGGATACAATCATTTGTCGGATCTGCTCCCGCCAACCAAAGAATTTATTTTTTGGTACAAGCACCAGCCAGTAGATACATACTCGGATGGAGAATTAGCATGGACAAGTGGGACGAAAACGGCAAAATGCTTTGATTATGCATATTTCGGGGGGGGTGCATGCAGACGAATGCAGAATCCACCCAACGCAAAAGCCCGTCGCGCTCTATGCGTGGATCTTTGCCAGGTACGCAAAGCCGGGAGATAAGATCCTCGATACGCACCTTGGGAGCGGGAGCAGCCGGATCGCGGCGTATGACGCAGGGCTGGATTTCGTGGGGTGCGAGATCGACAAGGATTATTTCGCAAAACAAGAGGAGCGCTTCGCCGCGCATACGGCGCAGCTGTCGCTATTTGTATAAAAGAGAGGCTGAGTTATGGCAAAGAGGCACAAGCGCCGCCTGTTTACAGGGGCGGTATGTACGCAGATCGTTTATACCGTGTCCGATGGCGCGGATCCAAAGACCAGCCGGCCGAAGAAGCCGCGGTTCCAGTCGCAGGAAGAACGCGATGAATTCAACAGCAAGCAATCGCTGAATCGGCTCGTTGCGCTGATGAACGCCAATTTCACGCCGACAAGTCTGTATTCCACCCTGACATTGGATGCAGAAAACGAGGTACATACCGCAGAGGAAATGCGCAGAGTGCGCGACAACCTTGTGCGCCGCATGCAGTATCACTATCCGGAGGCCAAAATCGTTGCTTTTTACGGAAGAGGAAAAACAACCAATCGCTTCCATTTACACCTGGTAACAGAGGGGATACCGGAAGAAGCCATCGGCGGGCTTTGGGGGCTCGGCAGCGTGATCGAGGTTCGGCACCTGCGAAAGCACAACTATTATATAGATGAGCAGGGAAACAAGGTCGACCACGGCCAGGACTACACAGCACTTGCCAGTTACCTGCATGCGCACTGGAGAAAAGAATTCGGCGGCCACCGGTACAAGGCGACGCGAAATTGTATCCGCCCCGAGCCGGAACCTGCGACCGAGACCGTGCGAGAGTACAGTCCAAAGCATCCGCCCGTCGCCCCGCGCGGCTATATCCTCGTCGAGGCCCGGGCGACAAAGTACGGGTATCAATATTATAAGTATGTAGTCGATCCAAGATCAGAGCACAAGCGGAACGGGAGCCGCTTAAATTAAACCTTGTATATGCGTAAGGTTTTAAAACGAAAGGGTGATAGGGACGAGCGACTACTGGCACAGGGAGTATATCTGCCCATTCTGGCAGGCAGCCGGGAAAAAGACGATCCGCTGCGAGGGAGAATGCGTGCTCGCATTTCCTGAGCGGCGAGAGACGTCAGACTACATCACGCGATACTGCGCCAGCTTTGACTACATGCGGTGCAGCATCGCGGCGGCGAAGCTCCGATACTACGAAAGAACAGAATGAGAGCCGAAGCGCATGCGGAACACCGTATGCGCTCATTCTGCGTGCGTGGGGTGAAAAGATTTTCCGGATACGCTATGCTGAAAAGCAGAAGGGAGGCGTGAGCCATGGCGAGGAAACCGAAGTATGAATCCGTGGAGCAGATCGAAGGGCTGATCGAGGCGTATTTTGAGAGCTGCAAGGGAGAAATCCTGCGGGATGAGGACGGGCGCATCGTTTTCAACCAGAAAGACGGGACACCGGTCTGGGTGAACCGGAAGCCGCCAACGATCCCGGGGCTTGCGCTGGCGCTGGGCTTTTCCAGCAAGCAGAGTCTGTATAACTACAAGGCCAGGAAAGAATTTATGGACTCGATTTCGCGCGCGCAGACGCGCGTGGAACAATATACGGCCGAAAGACTGTTCGACCGGGATTCTCAGCGGGGCGCGCAGTTCGCGCTGGAGTATGCGTTCCGCTACAGACGGGATGCGGAGGGCGAAAAAAAGGATGAAAGCCAGAGGATCACGATGGAGGCGGAGGCGGAGGCTTACGCGGGATGAAAAAGCGCTGCTTCGGGGAACCGAACGAAAAGCAAAAGCTGTTTCTGCTGGATCATCACCGGCATGTGGCCTATGGCGGTGCGCGCGGCGGAGGGAAAAGCTGGGCTGTGCGGACGAAGGCAAAGCTGCTGGCACTGCACTTCGCAGGGATCAAGGTTCTGATCGTCAGGCGCGCGATGCCTGAGCTCCGAAACAACCACATCGAGCCGCTGAAAAAAGAGCTGGCGGGGATTGCGAAGTACAACACCACCGACAAGACCTTCCGTTTCCCAAACGGATCGACGATCACGTTCGGTTACTGCGACAACGCGGGAGATCTTGGGCAATACCAGGGCGCGGAATACGACGTGCTGTTCATTGACGAGGCCGGGCAGCTGCAAAAGGAGTGGATCGACCAGATCAACGCCTGCGTGCGCGGCACGAACCCGTTTCCAAAGCGGACGTACTACACGCTGAACCCGGGCGGCCCGGCACATGCGTATTTCAAGCGCCTGTTCATTGACCGCAGATTTGAGGACAAAGAGAAGCCGGAAAACTACAGCTTCATTCAGGCGCTGGTGCAGGACAACAAAGTCCTGATGCAGATCCAGCCGGAGTATATCGAGCAGCTCGAAACACTGCCGCCGAAGCTGCGCGAGGCATGGCTGTATGGCAGGTGGGACGTCTACGAAGGGCAATTCTTTGAGGACTTCCGGGACGATCCGGAACACTACAAAGACCGGCGCTGGACGCATGTCGTTGAGCCGTTTGAGATCCCGGACGGGTGGACGATCTGCCGGAGCTATGACTTTGGCTACGGAAAGCCGTTTTCCTGTGCGTGGTGGGCGGTCGACTATGACGGCGTGATCTATCGCATTCTGGAGCTTTACGGATGCACGAAGGCACCGAACGAGGGCGTCAAGTGGAACCCGGACAAGCAGTTTGCGGAGATCAGCAGGATCGAGCGGACGCATGCGTGGCTCAAAGGGAAGAACATCATCGGCGTCGCAGACCCGGCGTGCTGGGCGGCGGATCGCGGAGAGAGCATCATGCAGACCGCAGCGAAATACGGTGTATATTTTTCACCGGGAGACAACGAGCGCATTGCGGGGTGGATGCAGTGCCACTACCGGCTACAGTTTGACCCGGATGGATACCCGAGAATGTATGTATTTGCAGGGTGCAAAGCGTTTATCCGGACGATCCCGATGCTCATGTATGACGAGCACAAGGTGGAGGATCTGGATACGAAAATGGAGGATCACTGCGCGGACGAATGGCGGTATATGTGCATGTCGCGGCCAATCAAGCCGACGGTACCGGCAGAAGCACCGCCGGTTCTGTTTGATCCACTGGACATGATGAAAAGGAGGTAAGGCCATGCTGGCACCACAACTGACGGAAACCGAGAAGCAGACCATGATGACGGAGGTCTTTCTCGGATACAACCACAACCTCGAGCTGGCGGACGGGGAGTTTTACGACATGGAGAATCTGTCGGCGGACGAGTACCCACTGCTCGCGCCGCGGCCAAGGCGGGGGACGGCGCAAGCGATCGATGGCGTGCAGGGGATCTTGGCGAAGGATGCACTGTGCTGGGTGCAGAATCAGGTGCTTTACATCAATGGCGCTTCCATGGAGAGCTACATGCCGTCTGTCAGCATCAGGGCGGGAGAAAAGCAGCTCGTTTCCATGGGCGCGTATCTGTGCATCTTCCCGGACGGGATCTACTTCAACACCGAAAAATACTCCGACAACGGGTACATGGGGCAGGAGAATGTGGTCGACGCATCGAGCACGAACGTAGAAATTTCTCTTTGCCTCGTCGACGGGACGGCGCTGACGGTCAGCTACACGCAGGCCAGCCAGCCGGAGAGTCCGTCGAACGGGCAGTACTGGCTCGACACGTCCGGCAAGCTCCACACGCTCAAGCAGTGGGCAGAGGCAACAAGCCAGTGGGTATCCGTGCCGACGGTGTATCTGAAGCTTTCCGCGAACGGCATCGGGAAGGGCTTTAAGCAGTACGACGGCATCCGGCTTTCGGGGCTGACCGGAAACGAGCAGGTCGAGAAGCTCAACGGCAGCCAGATCCTCTACGATGTGGGCGAGAGCTACCTCGTGATCGTCGGCCTCGTCGACGAGACGACGAAGGTGACGAGCGGGACCGTGAAGACGGCGCGGAAGGTCCCAAGCATGGACTTCATCACCGAGAGCGGGAACCGGCTGTGGGGCTGCAAGTACGGCGTGGCGGACGGAGAGACCGTCAATGAGATCTACTGCTGCAAGCTGGGCGATTTTAAGAACTGGGAGTGCTACCAGGGCGTGTCGACGGATTCATGGCGCGCGAGCTGCGGCACGGACGGAAAGTGGACAGGCGCGGCGACGCTGGCCGACAGTCCAATCTTCTTCAAGGAAGACTGCTTCCATCGGGTGTATCCGTCGGCGACGGGGGCACATCAGGTGGTCGTGCAGAAATGCGCGGGTGTGCAGAATGGGTCGAGCAAGAGCCTGGTCGTGGTGGATGACCGGCTGTATTACAAATCGCGGATGGGCGTTTGCGTGTACGACGGGAGTCTGCCGAGCGAAATCGGAAGCTGCTTCGGGACAAAGTTGTATTACAATGCCGTCGCGGGCGGGGTGCGCGGGAAATACTTCATCAGCATGGAGGATGCGGCGCACAACTGGACGCTGTTCGTCTACGACACGCGAAAGGGTCTGTGGCACAAGGAGGACAGCACCCACACAGAGGACTTCGCGCGGGTGGACGATGAACTGTATTTCCTTGAGGACGGGACGCTCAAAACCGTGTACGGCAGCGTCGGGACGCTGGAAGGCCCGGTAGGCTGGATGGCGGAAACGGGGATCATGACGTATGGACTCGTCGGGAAGAAATACGTCTCGCGCATCAATCTGCGCATGCAGCTGCCGAAGGGGTCGAGCGTCGATTTCTGGGTGCAGTATGATTCAGACGGCGTGTGGCGGCACTGCGGGCACATTGAAGGCCGGGGGCTGCGGACGTTCCTGCTGCCGATCCGGCCCGCGCGGTGCGACCATCTGAAGTTCCGGCTGACAGGAAAGGGCGAGATGAAGCTGTTCAGTCTGGCGCGAGTCCTGGAGGCAGGAAGCGATGCGTAAGACGGGAGGGGCAACATGGGTAGTCTGACACTTGCATACCCGTCGATCGCGGGGAAGACGACGCAGGAGCAGCTGGAGAGCATGCGCAGGTATCTGTGCAGCGTGACGGAGCAACTGAATCTGGCGGACTGGTCGGCGAAGGCGACGCTGACGGAGATCGCGCAGGCAATCGACGCGGACAGCCTGCCGGAGGCGGAGAAGAAGACAACGCTTTCGGGATACGCGGCTTTGAAGTCGCTCATCATCAAGACAGCGGACTTCGCGGCGGCGAATTCGGAGACGTGGTCGACGAAGCTGTCGGGCAGCTATGTGGCGATCTCGGACTTCGGAAAGTATCTCGAAAAGACGCAGCTGACGATCGAGGGCAATTCCGTCGGCATCAAACAGCTGTATGACTACACGGCGGGCGTCAACAATCAGTTCTCGGTGAATTCGCAGCAGTATATCAAGACGGGGCTGCTGTATTACAACGACGTGACGCCGGTGTACGGCGTGGGCGTGGGGAACATCGAGACGAAGGTGACGGACGGCGGCGAACGGGTCATCGACCAGACGAAGAACGAGCTGGTGACGGTGACGCCGGACCGGGTGAGCTTCTGGCAGGACGGGAAGGAGGTCGCGTATTTAAGCGACAAGAAGCTGCATTTCCCATCCGGGACGCTGGAGGCGGCGGGGGCGGTGCTGTCGGGGAAGATCACGGCAGCAGCCGACTCGACGTTCGGCCCGTGGACGATCTCGGAAAGCAGCATTTTCCGCAAGGCCAACGAATTTGGGGGCAGCGCAAGCATGTACTTCGGCACGAGCGGGCTTTCCATCAAGGACAAATTCAAGGTCGACGCGAACGGCAAGCTGACGTGCACGGGGGCTGAGATCGGCGGAACGATCAACGCAACGGATCTGAAGCTCGACGGCACGAGCATTCAGACGAAGCTCAAGCAGATCATGGATGAGATCAACATCATCAGCAACGGTCTTGAGATCGCGGGCACAAATTTCTCCAACGGCACGATCGGCGGCGCGGAGGGCAGTCTGCAGTTTACGTCCTCCAGCACGGCGGAATATGCGGTCAATCTGGCCGGCCCGGCGGTGCGCATCAAGTCGACAAAGGGCTCTGTGTATCTGCAGAACAAGGATGAAAGCGCGTGGATCCAGCTGCTCGCAAGCGGGAAGATCATTTTCCATGCAGCGTCCATCGAGGGGATCAGCACCGCAACGCCGGTGTTTGGGTGAGGATATGGCGACGTATACGGAAAAATGCTATACCGACAATGATGGAACGCTGATGGCGACGTTGACCGAAGAAATTGAGGGGACAGAAATTGCGGTCACAGATACGCTGGCCTACAAAACATATGGGAAGGCATATGTTTTTATGATATGCAGAGGCGCAGGGCAGATGGATCGCTGGATCAAGGGCGAAAGCATCAATTTAAACCGGATACAACAAGGCGGCTCCGTGATAAGATTTTACTTTGTCCGTCGCGTTCAAGTTTCAGATTTTGCGTGGACAGACAATGATGATGAAAAAATCAAGGCTGGGCAGCATGTGTCGAATCTGACCGCAGCTGCGATGAATGACTTGTATCAAAAGCTGATCGCTATGAGCGAGCTGACAGGGGTGCGGGCTGATACTGTTCCTAAAATTGTGCCTGGGGATACTATAACGGCAAGCATTGTCAGCCAGGCGTTTAATGGGATAGGGGGAGGGCTGCTATATGTCGATGAAGATGCGAGGCAAGCAATGTATGATGGGGTTAAGCATGACAGCATCAAAAAAGGAGCCCCGATTTATGCACGGATACTGCTGAACATGAAGGCCGGAGTAAACAAGCTGATTCAGGCAATGCGGCCATAGCGGCGGAAGGAGATTGAAATGAACATCACAAAGGCAATCGTGCAGCTGCGGGAGCGGCTGATCATGGACATCAACCGGGCGGGGCTGCCGCCGGTCGTGGTGGGGCTTGTGCTGGACGGAATCCGGCATGAGGTCGAGCTGCTGACGGCAGCAGATATGCGGAAGGAGGACACAGAGAATGCAGGCAGAGCAGATGCAGCCGAGAATGCAGAATGACACGGCGAGCGGGCTGACGACGCGGAAGTCCATCGGCGAAGAGCAGGCCAGAAAGGCCATGGACACGCTGCAGAAATACCGGCAGGGCAAGAGTGCGCTGGAGGCGCGGGTCATTGCTTCGGAGGACTGGTGGCGCATGCGCAGCTGGCAGAGGATCCAGAAGGGGAACCAGGAGGACGACAAGTGGACATCGGCGTGGCTCTTCAACGTCATTATGGGCAAGCACGCGGATGCCATCGCGGCATATCCGGCCCCGGCGATCCGGCCGCGGGAACCGGACGACCGGGAGGAGGCAGCGAAGCTTTCCTCGGTGCTGCCGGTCATCCTGGAACAGAACGACTTTGAAGAGGTCTATTCGGACAGCCAGTGGACGAAACTCAAGCAGGGGACGCTCATCTGGCATGTGAAGTGGGATTCCTCGAAGCTGAATGGACTCGGGGATATCTCGGTGCAGCCGGTGGATATTCTGTCTTTCTTCTGGGAGCCGGGCGTGCGGGATCTGCAAAAGTCGAAGAACATCTTCCTGACGGAGATGGTGGACAACGATCTGCTGATCGCGAAGTATCCGGAGCTGGAGGGGAAGCTCAATTCCAATCCGCAGATCCAGCAGAAGTACAACACGGACGACGTCATCAATTTTGACAACAAGTCGATGGTGGTGGACTGGTATTACAAGAAATATCAGAACGGACGGCAGGTGCTGCACTTCGCGAAGCTGGTGGGCGATACGGTTTTGCAGTCGACGGAGAACGATACGGAACAGAAATATGACACGCTGACGCTGCCGGACGGGAGCATTGTGCAGCAGCCGGCCGGGCGGCCCATGGCCGAGACGGGGTTGTATGACGACGGGGAATACCCGTTTGTGGTTGACGCGCTGTTCCCGGTGGAGGGCAGCATTGCCGGGTATGGGTATATCGACATCGGCAAGTCGACGCAGGAGCAGATCGACCGGATGAACCAGGCGATCGTGAAGAACGCGATCATGGCGACGACGCCTCGGTGGTTCAAACGGTCGGACGGGTCGGTCAACGAGCAGGAGTTCGCGGACTGGACGAAGCCGTTCGTGCATGTGGACGGGAATCTGGGGCAGGACAGTCTGGTTCCGATCCAGGTGAACATGATCAGCAGCAATTACATTGCGATCTTGCGGGACAAAATTGAAGAGCTCAAGTGGACAACGGGAAACACGGACGTCAACAACGGCGCGACAAACTCCGGCGTGACGGCGGCCTCGGCCATTGCAGCGCTGCAGGAAGCGTCCGGCCGGAGCAGCAAGGACTCCACAAAGTCGGCTTACCGGGCCTACGCACGGATGATCCGGATGGTCATTGAGCGGATCCGGCAGTTCTATGATCTGCCGCGGCAGTTCCGGATCATCGGGCAGCGCGGGGCAGAGCAGTTCGTACAGTACAGCAATCAGGGATTGCAGCCGCAGACGCTCTACGGCGCGAACGGGCAGCCGGACGGGCTGCGGAAACCGGTGTTTGACATTGAGGTCTCGGCACAGAAGGCGAGCGAGTACACGTCCATGGCGCAGAACGAGCTGGCACTACAGTTCTTCCAGCTGGGATTCTTCAACCCACAGATGGTGGACCAGACGCTTGCAACGCTCGACATGATGGACTTTGACGGGAAGGACTCAATCATCCAGAAGGTCCAGGAGAACGCGGACCTGCAGCAGCGGCTGGTCGAGTGGCAGCAGCTGGCGCTGGCGTTGGCAGACCGGTACGATCCGGTCATGGGTGAGGGGCTGGCACAGCAGATCCTGAAGGAGGGCGGACAGGCAGTCCCGCAGGCGAGCGCCGCGGCAGCGGAGAAGCCGGAGATCAACACCGGCGAGACGCAGGAGCCGAAGATTGTGGAGAATGCGCGCAAAAAGTCGGAAGAAAGCACGCAGCCGGGATAAGAACCGCCGCTTGCGGCGGCCCGTTCCAGCGAGATTATTTCTGGCTGGCGTGGGGTGAAGTTGGGAAAAGTTTGTGCTACGATGATTTTAGAATAAACGCCAGAAAGGAATTTACAGCATGGAAGGCGAATTCACGGGCGCAGGCGCTCAGACCATGGGCGCAGCTGACGTCGCCGGTCAGCAGAGCGGGCAGGAGGCAGCCGCACAGGCGCAGGTGCAGCAGCAGCCGGTCAACGTCCCCGACGCTCAGGGACAGGGTACACAGCAGGAAGAAACGTTTGACAGTCTGATCCGGGGCCGGTACAAGCAGGACTTTGATTCTGCGGTGCAGAAGGTCGTAAAGCAGCGCGTGCGCGGGCTGAACCAGTACAAGGGGCAGGCCGAGGCGATGGCGCCGATCATCGACCAGCTGGGCGCGCTCTATGGGATCGACACGTCGGACCCGCGGAAGACGGACTTCGCGGCACTGGCACAGCGCTTTTCCGCTGACGAGCGGCTTTACAGCGCGGAGGCCATGGAAAAGGGCATGTCGGCGGACGCCCTCAAAAAGGAGTACGCCGGCAGGGCCGAGAATACGGCCATGCGGCGGCAGCTGCAGGAGTACCAGATGCGAGAAGCCTTCGCCGGGATCCAGGCAGACTTTGCCCGGGATGTGACGGCGCGGTACGGCGCGGACTTTGAGACCGAGATGCAGAACCCGGATTTTGCGCGGCTCATGGGCGCGGGCGTGCCGCCGAAGACGGCCTATGAGGTCATCCACCAGCAGGAGATCGCACAGGCAAAGGCGCAGCTGGTGGCGAACCAGGCGCGAGAGAACGTCATGCGGACCATCCAGGCGCAGGGCGCGCGGCCGCAGGAGATCGGATCCGGCGCTGCGGGCGGAGAGAACGTCCCGATGAAAACACACTGGTCACGCGCGGAGGTGGAGGACATGCGCCGCCGCGCGGCAAGAGGGGAACGAGTGATCCCCTGAGAAAGGAGATAAGAAGCTATGTTTAAATCCAAAGTCGGATTTCAGTTTTTTGCTGACGCCGGTACGCTCGTCAACGCGACCGGCAACTATGTAAACGCAGGCACCGGTCAGACGACCGCATTCAGCGGCAACGACACGCTCGCGCCGACCATGAAGACGTTCTACGACACGCAGCTGCTCGAGAACGCACGGCCGAACCTCGTGCATGCGCAGCTGGCAGGCCGTCAGGCGCTGCCGCGCAACCACGGAAAGACCGTCGAGTGGCGCAAGTGGAACACGCTGAAGGACGCGGAGGAGCTGACCGAAGGCGTCATCCCGACCGGCCAGAAGATGGGCCAGACCAGCACGACCGGCGCGATCAAGCAGATCGGCCTGTATGTGACGGTCTCGGATCAGCTGGAGCTGCATGCGCTGGACAACGTCATCCTGGGCGCGACCGAAGAGCTCGGCGCTTCCGCGGGTACGTCCATCGACAAGCGCGTGCGCGACGCGGTCGTGGCAGGCTCGAACGTGCAGTACTGCGACAAGGTCGCAGCGGGCGGCGCGCATACGGCAGTCACCAGCCGTGCAGGCCTCGACCTGACGGCGAAGCTGACGCCGGACGAGGTCAACAAGGCCGTGACGACGCTGAAGAAGATGAAGGCTCCGAAGATCGACGGCAAGTACGTCGCCATCATCCACCCGTCGGTCGCATACGACCTGCGGTCCTCGGACGCATGGGTCGAGGCGCACAAGTATGCAGACGTCACGCCGCTGTTCTCGGGTGAGATCGGCGAGCTGCACGGCGTCCGGTTTGTCGAGACGACGGAGGCGAAGATCTTCAACAACTCGACCTGCCCGGTCAAGACGGCAGCGTCTGACGGAGGAACGGCGGTCTACTACAGTGTGTACGCGACGCTGTTCCTCGGCAAGGACGCATACAAGATGATCGACCCGGAGGGCGGCAATCTTGAGATGATCGTCAAGGACAAGGACGAGATCGGCGGCCCGCTGAACCAGTTCTCGACCGTCGGCTACAAGGCCGAGATGGCGGCGAAGCTGCTGTACGAGGACCGCATGGTCCGCGTGGAGAGCTGCAGCGCATACTCCGGTACGGACGAAGCCAACTGAGAAAGGAGCACATACAATGGCAACTGAGAAGACCGCTGCGGCGGCTGCACAGGCAAACCCGGAAGACGTGTGGGACGTCATGAAGACGATCTATCTGCCCCGCGGGCAGGAGAACGAGGAGCAGAGCCGCTTTGTGGCGGTAAACGGACGGACGTTCATGGTGCCGAAGGGCAAGGACGTGCAGGTCCCGCTGCCGGTGTATGAGGTTCTGATGAACGCGCGGATGGCGGAGGAGGAAGCCTTCCGCCGCGCGCAGGCGGACAACTGACAAGTAAATGCCCATGACGGCATGAAGCAGAGGAAGGGGCAGAAATGCCCCTTCTTTTGGTAAGGAGGGGACTATGAAAATCAGAGAAGCAATCGAGACGGTCGACCGGTTACTGCCGAACCAGTACGAGACGCCGGATAAGGTCCGGTGGCTGTCGGAGCTGGACGGGATCGTGTACCGGGATATCATCTGTACGCACGAGCACGAGAAGGAACCGGAGCCGTTCACGGGCTATGGGGAGGACGTGGCTCTGGAAACGGAGCTGCTGATCCCGTGGCCGTATGATGAAATTTACCGCTGGTATCTGGGGATGAAGATCTGCGACGCCAACGGGGAGACGACGAAGTATGCAAACGAGGCGGCGAAATACAACAGCTACTATCAGGGGTATTTCAACGCCTACAACCAGGCGTACATGCCGAAGCAGTACGCGACACACTTCAAGCTTTAAGGCGGTGAGACTATGAGCGTATATCGAGTAGAGTCGGGCGGCAGGGCACCGGCGGGGCTTTCGGCCGGCGACGAGGTCGTGACCGGCGGCGGCACGTACCGCATCACGGGCGTGAACGCGGACGGCAGCTATCAGTCGCAGCTGGTAAACAAGAACCAGACGACGCGCAACTATGGCGGAAGCTACCAGACCCGGAACAGCCCCTACACCATGTCCGGTGTTTCGGACTACACGAGAAGCAAGCTGAACGGACTGGAGGGAGGCTATATGCCGTCGGGCAGCGTGCAGGCGGCGCTGGCGTATCTGGAGCAGGTCAAGGCCAGCAAGCCGGGCGCGTATCAGTCGCGCTGGGACGATGAACTGACGAGCCTGTATGACCAGATCCGGAACCGGAAGAAATTCAGCTATGACATGGGGACAGACCCTCTGTATCTGCAGTACCGGGAGCAGTATCAGCGCCTCGGGCGGCTGGCCATGCAGGACACGATGGGGCAGGCGGCGGCACTCACGGGCGGCTATGGCTCAACCTACGGCGAGCAGGTGGGCCAGCAGGCATACAATGCGTATCTGCAGAACCTCAACGACATCGTGCCGCAGCTGCAGCAGCAGGCATACCAGCGGTATCAGGACGAAGGGACGGATCTCTACAACCAGTATAGCCTTGTGAAGGGCCGGGACGACACGGACTACGGCCGGTACCGGGATACGGTCAGCGATTATTATTCGGATCTTTCGGATGCGCGGAGCGCGTACAACTCGGAGCGGTCGCTGGACCAGAGCCAGTGGGAGACGATGCTGAACTACTGGGCGCAGAAGGCCAACAACGAAAACGCTGCCTACCTGCAGGCGCTGGCGGCGGAGCAGGCGGCAGCGAAGAAATCCGGCGGCGGAGGCGGCGGAAGCAGCTCCGTGGGGCTGAACCTCATTAACGGATACGGGAACCGGGAAGAAAATGTAGCGATGCTGGATGCGAGCTACAGGGGCGTGATGCAGACGATCTCGACGCTGCTTGCGCAGGGGAAGACGGAGCGGGCCTATGACGAAGCTGTGAATGCGAGAAGCCAGATGAGTAAGCAGCAGTGGAACAACCTTGCGAATCTGATCTGGGAGCGCACGGGGCAGAAGATCGACAGCGGCGTCAGCTATAAGCAGGCGAAGGTCTCAAATAGCAGGAAATAAGGAGGACGGAATGAGCCTTATCTCGAAGAAGAAATTTATGAACGGCATCGAGAAGAACCAGTCGAAAGCGGCTGGTTCTTCCGGCAGTCTTATGAACCGGACGGATTTTGTAGCGGGTGTACAGAACGGGAACGAGGAAATGCGCAGACGGCAGGCGGCGTTTGAGGCGTATCGCGCCGCTGTGCAGCTTTATTCCAGAGATGGCGAGAGCGGGGAGAAAAAGGCGGAGAGTGCGGGGGCGGCAATCAGCGGGAAGGTATCGCAGCAGGAATACAGCCGGTCTTCCGCGATGCAGACACAGTATGGCTCATACCAGAATTACCTGCGCGGCGTGGAGGCGGCGCAGGGGCGGCAGCTTGGGCTGATGGCACTGCAGCAGCAGAGCGCGGCGCTGACGTTCCGCCCATCAGTCAAAAGCCAGAAGGATGATGTAAACAAGGCAATCGCGCGGGCACGGGCGATGAAGACCGTGGAGCGGGACCAGGTGCGCGGGATGCGGCGGACGTCGAAGCTGCTTGAAGGAGAGATTTACAACCGCGAGGTCGAGCAGGCGGACACGCATTTTTCCGGGACGGGTCTGTCTGAGAACGGAAAGAGCGTGACGCAGCTGCAGAACGAGATCGACGCGCTGCAGAAACGAAAGGCACAGGTCGACAGCCAGAGCGTGCTGGCCAGGGCGCAGGAGGCGATCGGAGACCTGAGCGAGGAAGACCAGAATCTGCTCCGGCAGTACCGCGGGAAGGAACTGAACGGGTATCAGGTGCGGGCGTATGCAAAATACGACGCGAAGAAGGCACTGAACGAGAAGGGCTATGACGACGAGAAGCTGAAGCAGCTCGCGGAATGGCAGAAGGTGCTCGACGACTATGAGAACGCGCAGAAGCTCGATGCGGCGGCACAGGAGATCGGACAGCGGTCGCCGGTGGGCGGCACGCTGTTCTCTGCGGCGCTGGCACCGGGGAAGGCGCTGGGCAATCTGGAATCGCTGCGCGGCGTGCTGCCAAGCTGGGCGGGCGGATATCAGAACGAGGATATGCCGACGAACGTATACAGCCCCGCATACAACGCGACGCGGCTGTCTTCCGGGATCCGGGGGAGCGTCATGCAGAACATGGATCCGGGATGGCAGTTTTTGTATCAGGCAGGCACGTCGGCACTGGACAGCGCGGTCAACATGGCGGTCTCGACGGGGCTCGTGGGAACCTTCGGCGGCGTGGCCGGTGCGGGGGCGAAGGACGCGGTCGCGGAGACCATGAACTGGGTGATGGGGTCGCAGGTCGCGGCGGACTCCGTGTATGAGGGGATCCAGAACGGGAAGTCCAATCAGGAAGCCTTGATCGACGGCATTGTCGAGGGCGCAATCGAGGGCTTCACGGAGAAGTATTCCGTGGGCAATATCATCGAGAGCATGCTGAGCGGCAAGGCCGTTTGGGAGAAGGCGCTGCGGTCGTTTGCGTCGGAAGGCGCGGAAGAAATCGCGTCCAACTGGCTCAACCGCGCGTATGATGTGGTAGCGAAGCATGACCGGGGTGAGGTCATGTCTGCCTACGCGGCTTACATTGCGGACGGCAAGACGCCTGCGCAGGCGCTGGCGGCGATGGTTGGAGACTTCGCAAAAGAAGACAGCCTTTCGTTCCTTGCGGGCGGCCTGTCCGGCCTTGCCATGTCCGGGACGTATGCGGGCGTGAACCGCGTGATTTTGGAAGCAAACGTAACGCAGACGGCCAGAGCAGTCATCGAGGCGGGCGAAGTGCAGGACGTCATCGACTATGGCATGGCGCAGGAGGAAGGAACACGGGCGCACCAGCTGGCCGAGGAGCTGCAGCAGACCGTGGATGAAGGCGGCGAGGTGACGCAGAAGGCCGTGGAGGACACGCTGCGCGAGGTTGCGAAGGAGCAGCAGGCAGCAGTGGACGAAGAACAGGAGCCGCGCGTGCCGGAGACGCTGACCCGGCTGGAACAGCTGCAGGCGCAGGAGCAGCAGACGCAAGCGAAGGCCGAGGCGGACGAGAAGACATTCCAGATCTACAAGAGCGCGGCGGAGACGGCGCAGGAGAACCAGAGACTTGCAGAACAGTACCGGCAGGAGCAGGAGCAGAATCGGGCACAGCAGAGCGTCCAGGCGGTGCAGCAGGCCCAGCAGGCGGCGCAGCAGCAGTATAACCAGGACAGCTTATTTGCACCCATCCCAGGAACGGAGAGTATGGGTGAGCTGGATCCGGTGCAGTACGCCCGGCAGCAGACGGCGGGCGCGGAGCAGGAGCTGGACGAAGCGGCTGCGCAGCAGGAAGAACAGTATTTGCAGGAGCAGGCCCGGAGAGCGGGCTATGACGAGATAACAGCGTCGTATTTCCTGAACGGCAACACGACGGGGATGCCGGCGGAGCAGTATGCGCAGAGCTTCGGACAGGTCTATGAGCAGGGCAGGCTCGGCGCGAGCGAGCAGCGGGCCATGCGCTACGCAGAGGGTATGAATCAGGACGTGGCGGCAGCCGCCTATCGAGCGGGCCTTGCCGCAGGGCAGAAAGGAGCAGGCAATGGCAGTATCGAGGTTACTGATGAAGGACAAATCGGGCAGGCTGGTCAGCGTGCCGAAGGACAAGCTGGAGGCGTTCGCCAAAGCACAGCGCAGCGGCAAAGAGCTGACACCGGAAGAAAGAGAGCGCAGGGTGCGCGAGATCTCGCAAAAGCTTGGGATGAAGTAGAACTTTCGACGCTCGGCTTTGGAAAGGACAACGCGCAAAAAGTGCGCGTCGTGCCGAAGGGACAAGAGGCCAGAAGCGGGGATATCCAGGCAGCGGAAAAGTTCTTCCGGTCGATGGGCGTACAGAATGCGCGGTTCTTCACCGGGCAGCTGACGCAGGAGATCGATGGGCAGACGTTTTATGCGGATGCCGCTGTGACGGAGGATGGCTCCGTGCTCATCCGGGCAGACAGCGAGGAGTATTCTGCGTTCGAGCTGGCGAAGCACGAGGGATATCACCTGCTTGTCAAGCGCTGGCCGGAGATGGCGGCGAAGATCCAGAAGCGGCTGCTGGGCGAGGGCAAGCTCACAAAGGAGATGATCGAGAGCTATGTGGACGCCTACGCCGGGATCTACGGCGACGACACGGACGCCTACGTCGAGGAGATCATCGCGGACACCTACGCCGGCATGAACCGCACGGACTACGGCACGAACCAGCTGCGCGCGGACGTGAAAACGGAGGTCGGCCAGTGGCAGAAAAAATCCGGCAGCGCGAGAGCGCCGCCGGTGAAGATGTCGATTGCACAGGATTTCAAAAGCAGAGTGGCGGCATGGTACAAGTCCGGGATGCCGGAGGGCACGTCCTTTGTGCTGGGTGAGACCGGCGCGACGCTGCAAGGGCTGGGGGCAATCGAAAGCGATATTTATATGAACGGCGAGAAGATCAGCACCATTCTGAAGGAGCACCCTGAAATGACGATCCGCGAGATCCAACGGATCCCGGAGATTCTGGACGATCCGGTTCTGATCCTGAAAAGCAGAAACAGCGCAAACGTAAGAGAGAACAGCAGACTTGTTATCTTCGGGACGGTAAAAGCCAGTGACGGAAGAGCGGTCATGTGCGTGATGGACCTTCGACCGACAGAAAACGGGCTGCTGCTGGATGATATGCAGAAGGTTGCAAGCGCGTACACGAAAGACAATCATCCAGACAGATTCGTGCAGAACAGTTTTGTCCTGCACGCAGACGAAAAAAGAACCATCCCGTTACTTAGAACAATAGGCTTCCAAATGCCTATCACTCTGCAACGCTATGGTTCTATGGGTAGTATAACCTATAAGGGGCCTAAAGTCAATCTGTACGGAGAGAAATTTTCAGATGTTGTAAGTGTTGGAACTACCGCAGAGACGGCAAAGAGGAAATTCTCTGCCAGCGCAGATCAAACGGCTGCAGAGCAGAGAAAGCAGAACGACAAGACCGCGCTCGACTATTTCGGGCGGACGTACAAGTGGAGCGAGACGGGCTATGTGCTGCTGAACGGCGCAAGGCTGGATTTCTCCGGGCGGCACGAGGGCGGGCCCGGCGGATACCGGACGGTCGATCATCGGGATATCATTGACGCGCTGGGCGAGGACTACGGCGGCGGAGATTACAGCGGCGGCATGGTGCGCTTTATGCAGGAAGGCAACATCCGCATTTCCCCTGAGAGCGGAGGCATCAATCTTGCTGTCATGCCGACAAAGGCACAGATGGACGCGCTCGGTGATTTTATCAGCAAGGAACGCGGCGAGGTCATTCTGGACATTGACGACGCGCAGGGCAACACGATCTCCAGCACGGAGTTTTCCAGAGGGACGCACGCAAACAAGGTACTGCAAGCAATCCGGGATTATTTTGAAAACGGGACGCTCCCGCAGGCGGACAACACGCCGTCGGTCAGTCAGTTCCGGTATTCTTCGCAGGACGGGCGGTATCGGGATCTGATGGGGGAGAAGGCGGCACAGTATGTGCGGCGGCTGGAGGCCCGGATGGTAAACGAGCTGGCGGAGAATCTGAGCGTGCCGGGGCAGGAGAAGCGGGAGGTCCTGCGGCCGATGGCAGAGGAGGCGCTGCGGTCGTTCTTTACGGACGGGCAGCTTGACCGGGCGAAGCTGAATGATCTCTTTGAAACGGCTTATCAGGCGGGCATCGAAGAAGATACGCAGTACATCGAGCAATACGGAGACCTCAAGAAGTTCATCCGGGATCAGAAGATCTCGATCTCCGAGACAGACCGGCAGGATATTGCGGACTACAATCTGTTCCGGAAGGCGGCCATGGGGACGCTGACGATCAGCAAGGACGGATTGCCGGTGGACGTGGCGTATCAGCAGCTTCGGGAAATGGCACCGGAGCTGTTCCCAGCAGACATTACCGCGCCGAGCGACCAGCTGATGAAGATCTACGACGTGGCGCGCGGCATTCAGAAGGTGCAGAAGACGCTGGACGAATACTACGGGCCGCAGGCGGCGAGCTTCAAGAAGTGGCAGCAGGCGAATTTCACGGAATCCATTGACCGGCTGACGAGCGGGCTGCGCGTGGCGCAGCGGTATCTGGAGGCACAGAACAAGGCCAAAGAAAAGCTTGCCATTCCGCAGACAGCGGAAGAAACGAAGCAGATGTGGGCGCAGCTGAAGGATGCAAGGCGAGTGGTCGAGAAAGCGCAGAGCAAGACGCTGCTGACGGAAGCCGACCAGAAGATCGTGAACCGGCTTCTGCGCGGGGAGACAAGCCCGGATTATGTGGCAGGGCTGGAAAACGGGCAGCAGATCCTGAAGGTCTACGAGGCAAAGGCTGACTATGATATGCTGGCGCTGAAGCTCAAGGCATGGAACGCGCAGCGCAAGCAGGGGCTGCGGGACTTTGCTGAGCAGGCGCTGACGGAAGCCGAGGCCGTCAAGTGGGTCGACAAGAACATGGGGATCCGGTACCAGCGCGAGACGATGGAGCGGAACATCCGGGATATCGCGCGGAAGGGCAAGGTCTCTGACGAAAAGGCCAATGCTTTTATCAACAAGTATTTCTGGCCCGTACACGAAAACGAAAGCAAGCGCAAGAATTATCTGGTCGAGCAGCAGGACAGGATCCGGGCGCTGGGACTCGACCGGCAGGTACGGAAGGGAAATCTGGTATCCGAGAGCTATGCGGTGCAGTGGCTGGGCGAGGCGGAATTCAACCGGGACTATCTCAAACAGCACCCGCGTGTCGAAAGGCGCGGGGGGATGACGTTTGACGAGTGGAACGCGGCGATTCAGGAATTCGAGAAGCAAAACCCGAATCTGGATCTCGGCAAGGTGCGGGCAGCCGTGAAGGTTTTCCATGAGGTCTACGACAAGCTGTTCCAGGATATGAACCGGGTGCGCATTGAGAACGGCTATGAGCCGGTCAATTATCTGCAGGGATATTTCCCACACTTCCAGGAGAACGAGGAAGGCGGCAGCATTCTGCAGAAGTTCGCAAGGGCGGCCGGGATCGAGGGCGATGTGTCGCCGCTGCCTGCGACGATCAACGGACTCACGGCAAACTTCAAACCCGGCATCCGGTACATGGCGAATATCCAGAACCGACTCGGCTACGCGACGGCGTATGACGCGCTGCAGGGCTTTGACCGGTATATCGAGGTCGCAACGGACGTGATCTTCCACACGGCGGACATTCAGCGGCTGCGGGCGCTGGCGACGCAGATCCGGTATCGGGCGTCAGATGAGGGACTGAAGCAGCGAATCGATGCGATCATGATGAATCCGTTCCTGAATCCGGATGAGGCCAACGAGCAGGTTGCAAACCTGACGAAGAACGGACGGTATGGGCTTTCCAACTTCGTGGATGAGCTGGACGAATACACAAACCTTCTGGCGGGAAAGAAGTCGCGGCTCGACCGGGGCATGGAAAAGCTCATGGGGCGAAAGTTCTACAACGTCATGAAGAAGTTTGAGTCCCGCGTGGGCGCGAACATGGTCGCGGCCAACGTGGGTTCGGCGCTCACAAACTTCATTCCGATCACGCAGGCATGGAGCCAGGTGTCGACGGCGGACGTGCTGCGCGGCATGTGGGATACGCTGAAAAACTACAAGACGGCGGACGGGCTGGATTCTGCGTCGACGTTCATCAACAACCGCAGCGGCTACGGGCGGCTGGCCATGAGCACGATGGATAAAGTCTCCGCCGGTGCAGGACGGATGATGGAATCCATCGACACGTTTACGACGGGGAGCGTCGTCCGTGCGCGGTATTACCAGAATCTGCGGCGGGGCATGAGCGAGATGAGCGCGATGCAGGAGGCGGACCAGTTTGCATCCGGCGTCATGGCAGACCGCAGCAAAGGCTCGACGCCGACGCTGTACTCTGCGCGGAACCCGCTGGTGAAGCTGTTCACGCAGTTCCAGCTGGAGGTCAACAACGAACTGAGCTGGATCTTCAAGGATATGGCGCAGGAGGAGCGGAAGAAGGGCGTGGCGGCACTGGCAAAGGCCATGTTCAAATTCCTCATCGGCGCGTGGATCTACAATGAGTTCTACGAAAGCATTGTGGGCCGCCGCCCGGCGCTGGATCCGCTGGATATCATCAACGATACGGTCGGAGATTTCACCGGATACCATATCCCGAACATGGTTCTGGCCGGGATCGGAGCTGCGAAGGGTGAGAAAATCGATTTTACGACGGAGAAACAGACGACAGATAAAGCGATTGCGGGCGTATGGGGGCGCGTTCTGAGTGAGGCCCCGAGCACACAGGCGCTGACGATCCTCGGACTGGATGAGGCAATGGGGATTGAAATAGACAATGGCAGAATCGCAGTTGCCTCTGCGCTTCCGGACATCGGGAAACTCAGAAAAGCAATCTGGGCCAGTAATGAGGATATGGCACCCGCAAAGAAAGCAAAGACGATTACAGATGAGCTTATCAAACCGGGCCTGTATCTGGCGACGCCGTTCGGAGGCGGGCAGATCCGCAAGGCGTATCAGGGCGCGACGGCGGCGGCTCGCGGCGGCAGCTATACGGTAGACAACGAGGGACGCGACATCTTACAGTATCCAGTGTATAACGACAATCCTGCTGACCGGGCCAAGAGCTGGGCGCAGGCGCTGCTGTTTGGCAAGACGGCGACGGAAGAGGCACAGAGCTGGGTGGAGAGCGGGTTCAAGTCGCTGTCCGCGAAGGAGACTGCCGCCTATCAGGGCATGACAGAGGGCGGAACCGACCAGAGAGAAAGCTACGCATTCGTGACCGCCATGAAGAAGGTCGAGGACAAGAATGCAAAGCTCGCCATGCTGTACGCCTACGACATCCCACAGAACGCGAAGACGGCATATTATTATTCTGTCATGGCGTCTGACGAGGAGCAGGCGAAGATGGACGCGCTGGCAGCGGACGGCGTCGGCTATGACGCCTACATGCAGTACAAGCAGACGTACTTCAAGCAGTTCGGAACGCAGACAGTTTCGCAGGAACGGATCCAGACCGTGCTGGATGGGCTGAACCTGACAAAGGCGCAGAAAGCCGCGCTCTGGGCGGCCATGGGGACGAGCTGGAAAGAAGAAAACAATCCGTACAAGTAACCGCAGGCCGGGGCAGATGCCCCGGCCTTTGCTTCGCGGCGTGGGGTGAATCCGGCGCGGGGGTCTGCTACACTGGATGAAAAGGAGGGATGCGGCATGGCGACGCCAATTCCGGGGGCTTATCCGAGCCCGAGGATCGACAAGGGGGTGCTGCGGTGGTACGAAGGGGACACGTTCTCGATCGTGCTGCGGTTCGACCTGAAGGACCAGGACGGCGAGCCCGTCACGATCGGGACGACGGACAGCATGGCGGTCGTGTTTCTGGACGATACGCGGCAGACCGTCCACACATTCAGCTTTGCGAAGGTGGAGAATGAGCAGGTCACGCTGAACTTCGACGCGACGGTAACGGCAAAATTCCAGAAGGGGAAATACACCTACGATATCCGGTACACGCACGGCGACAAGACGACGCTGGCGAGCGGGAACCGGGCGTTCGTGGAGTAAGGAGCAGATATGAGGGTAGAGATTCCAAATCAGATCACGGTGACGATCGGCGGGCTGATCTCCCGCGGGGTAAAGGCCGTGGAGGTTACGGACGCGGGGAAGCTGATTTTCACGCTGACGGACGGCAGCGTGATAGACCTCGGCTCGGTCATGGGCCCGCAGGGGCCGAAGGGCGAGACGGGCGCGACCGGCCCGCAGGGGCAGACGGGGCCGCAGGGCGCAAAGGGCGACACCGGCGCGGCAGGCGCGAGCATCACGTCGATCACGAAGAAATCGCAGAGCGGGACGACGGCAACGTACACGATCGCGCTTTCGGACGGGAAGACATTTGACTTCAACGTCGAGACCGTCAAGGGTGAGAAGGGAGACACCGGCGCGAAGGGCGAGACTGGTGCACAGGGTCCGAAGGGAGAAACCGGCTCACAGGGGCCAAAGGGCGAGACCGGCCCGCAGGGCGAGCAGGGACCGAAGGGCGACACCGGCGCGGCAGGCGCGGAAGGCCCAAAGGGAGCGACCGGAGACACCGGCCCGAAGGGGGAACCCGGCGAAAAGGGCGAGAAAGGCGAGAAGGGCGACACGGGCGCGCAGGGCCCAAAAGGAGACCCGGGCGAAACCGGCCCGCAGGGGAAGACCGGCCCGCAGGGCCCGGCAGGCCCGAAGGGCGATACGGGAACGGGCTTTACGGTCAAGGGCTATTACGGCTCGGTCTCCGCGCTGCAGGCGTCGGTCAAGAATCCGGAGGTCGGAGACGCCTACGGCGTGGGCGCGGCTGCACCGTATGACATTTACATCTACGACGGCGTGACGAAGGCGTGGGTCAACAACGGACCGCTGCAGGGCGCAAAGGGCGACAAGGGAGATCCGGGCGAACAGGGGCCGAAGGGCGAACCGG